AATACCCGGATGCAGACAAGGCAGCACAGGAGATCGGCGAATTCATCAATGAAGACGGCACGCGATCCTTGTCACTGCGACAGGCTGAAGAGCTAGGCATTCGTCCGTATGCCCGCCACATAAAAGCATCCGATATGATCGGCTGGAAGTGGGAAGTTATCGAAGGCAAGAAGACGTTGACGCAGATTCGTGTCTGGGAGATCGGGCGCATAGAAGGCGAAGACGAATTCAATCAAGATGCGCGAGCAAGGGTGCGTGTCATTGAACGTGAATCGTGGCGGCTGTACGAGAAGCACGAAACAGAAGGCACAGGCGGACAGACCCGCGTGCAGTGGGTCATCATCGAGCAAGGACTGAACACGCTCGGCATGATTCCGCTGACGACGGTGTACACGAATCAAACGGCGTTCATGATGGGCGCACCGTGGCTCGAAGACATTGCACAGCTACAGGTGGCGCACTGGCAGAGCGATTCGGATCAACGCAATCTCCTGCACATCGCAAGAGTGCCGATCTTGTTTGCATCGGGCTTCGGTGATGAAGACACGCACTTCGAGTTGTCCGTAGGCTCGAACTCGTTTCTGAAGGGACCGTCATCTGCGAAGCTGACGTATGTCGAGCACAGCGGCAAAGGAATCGAAGCAGGGCGCAACGATCTGAAGGACATCGAAGAGCGAATCCAGTTCCTCGGTCTGGAAGCGATGATGAAGCGTCCGTCTGGGGATGTCACTGCAACGCAATCCGCCATCGACAGTTCTGAAGCGAACAGCGCACTCGGAATGATCTCGCAAGAATTGGAGAACATGCTCGAAGAGATGCTGGACTTCTTTGCTCTGTGGATGGAATTAGGCGAAGACAGCGGCGGCTCGTTGACCGTGTTCAAGGACTTCGGAATCGAGATGGCTGATGCAGCCGACATCGAGATACTGCTGAAGGCAAAGCAAGCAGGGGAAATCTCGCAGCTAACGTTCTTAAAAGAAATCAAGCGACGTGGTTTGTTGGCGGAAGATTTCAATCCGCAGACAGAGATCGATTTGCTCGACATCGAGAGCGGTGGCAAGGCAACCACGGACGATCCAATCGATCCGCTCGAAGAGTCAGAGCCGGAGCACAAGGGACGCAATGCAGTCGGAGATGTTACATCCGAAGAAGGCGGACACAGGCACACGCTCGAAGAGAATGGCAAGATGTCCAGTGAGCAGGATCACGAAGGCAAGGCGCACACGCACACATGGGACGAGTTTGCGATCCGGACATCCGTGGACGCTGGACACTCACACACGCTGCTAGGTCGCAGTGCTGAGACCAAGTCCGCGCCGCCACCGATGATCCCGCAGCCCGGAGACGACAAGGACGGCAACAGTCCAATTCCCGCGCCTGAAGACAAGAATAAGCCGCCAGTAGTTGCGAAGAAGGACGACGACAAGTAGGATCAGCGATCACAGGAGAGCGACATGCCGATCAATACGAACCAGAAGCAGAACGAAAACTTCTCGCAAGTGAAGGCGGGCGTTCGCCAGACCGGGACCAATCCGTCGAAGCGTAAGTTGAAAACGGCGAAGGGTCGCTCCGCACCAAACGCAAAAGTGAAGTAGGGAGAGAGAACGTGGCGAAAGGCAACACAGTAAAAGGTTCGGCGAGCAAAGGCATGAGAGTCGTCGCCGCATCGAATTCTATTCCGTCCCAAGCTCCACCGGAGAACAGCGTTCCGGGCGGCACACCGGGCGGCGGCATGGCTAAAGGTGGAGACAACGCTCGTGGCTCGTCTGGTAACGCACAGAAATCGGGTACGCCTTAACGTACCGCGTTCCGCAAGGAACCCGGAACCGAACGTGCGCATCTTTGGAACCACTGTTCAGGCGACGCAGTCTGAGCAATCGTTCCGTTCGATTAAGTTGATGCCAACATCGGGACGCACTCTGGATCAGTTCGACCGAAAGTTCTGATCATGGCGAAGCGTCGAAAACGAAGATATGGTCGAAAGCGTAAACGATAAGATTCACGATGACCTGATCTCGCACGATATTCGGTTGCAACGTGTGGCTGGCGATACGCGGAAGCGCATTGAGCGACGACTGGACAAGCTTGGCTCTGATCTTAAGGCGATCACCGCAAGGATCGATCCCTTCAGCGCGAGTGGTGCGGCTGAAGGGGAACGTCGTCTATCTAAGCTCAACGAAGAAAGCACCGAACTCATTAACGAAGCATACAAAGAAATCAACAAGTGGCAGCGTGACCAACTCGAAAGACTCGCTGCCATAGAAACAGAAGCCACAGTGCAAGCAGTTAGGAAAGCTCTTCCATGATCGACAAAGCAAAAGGCATCAGCATCGGATTACTGATCGCGATCATTCCGCTCGTGGCTGGCGCGGCTATCTGGTACGACAACAGACAGGATGATCAGCACGACGAAATTTCAATGGTAGCCGCTGAACAGCGATTCGCTGGTGACGTGGAATTGTCCTTGCAACAGATCGAGCTAGAGTTGAAGATGTTTCGCATGATCATGGAACGTCGTCCATTGACAGCCGACGAAGAAGACCGGAAGACCTATCTTGAAGCATTGCGTGAAATCATCGTGGCAGAGCAACAGAAAAAGGTGGCGTGATGATATGCCGCTGGAGACTTAGATGCCCGTCGTCCGCTTTACTGGAAGCAAGCTCGATCCAGCGACGATCAAGGCACTTGTCACTGGAACGCTGGTCAATGGAAGCAAGCCGACCGTCTGGTGGAACCGTCAATCCATAGACTTCAGAAACAGCTTCATGGACACGATGCGCACGTCGATGCGCAACGGCGAAAGTCTCACACAAGCAATCACTCGCGTAGTCGGCGGAACAGTGGACGGTGTATCAGTCCCCGGCATCATGAAAACGACGAAGGCGAAAGCGGGCGCACTCGCAGCGACGGCACAGAGCGCAGTATCCAATGAAGCCGCACTGAAAACGTTTCAAGCAAACAATGACGTGATCAAAGCCGTCAGCCAAGTTTCCACGCTAGACAACAAAACTTCCGACATCTGTGTAGCCTATTCCGGGCAGACATGGAACATCAACACGCTTGCTCCTGTCATGGGATCGAGCTTGCCGTTCAACGGTGGTCCGCCACGTCACTTCAACTGTCGATCACGATTGCGTCCGGTGACAATGTCATTCAAAGAACTCGGCGTCGATGCAGCGGAGATTCCAGCGGGAACGCGTGCGAGCATGAACGGTCAAGTCCCATCGGACATCACGTTTAATCAATTCTTGAAGAACAAAGGGACGGCGTTTCAGGATGATCTTCTCGGTCCGGCGCGCGCGAGACTATGGCGAGATGGCGACATCACACTGACGCAACTGGTGGACATGCGTGGCAATCCATTGCGGCTCAGTCAGCTTGAAGAGCTTGCAGGAATTAAACCGAAGCCGAAGTTCAATCCAGCGACAAGCAGAATGATCGATGCACCGAAGAAGCCGACAAAGAAGCTGGTCGATTCCTTTCTCGACGATGTGAAGATCACCGAAATAGAACACGCAGAAATCACGGGACATGCAAAGCGTCTGGTGAAGGGTGCTGATGCAGCGGATGATCTGGTCACGCAATCGGTCAAGAGTCTGGCTGATGATATAGGTGCGAAGTTCCCTGATGCAGCGATTGTCGAAGACGGTCCGCTGGTCAAAGAAGGCTCGCTGCACTGGCGCAAGAAAGACCTTGAATCCACGTCGCGCAAAATCCAGACATACGCACGCGACAGAAACATCTCGTTCACCGAAGCGTCGGACCAGATCAGTGATTCGCTGCGATATACCTATGTGCTCGATGAAGACGACTATGTGCGAGCCATTCAAGAAGCGATGGAGAAGTTCGCAGAGCTAGGATACAAGAACAACAAATTCGATCCGGCGTGGTTGCTGCGTCCAGATTACAAGGGACTGAATATCAATCTCGTCTCGCCACAAGGCGTTCGCATCGAGCTTCAGTTCCACACAGCGAAATCCTTTGAAGTTAAGAATGGCATCAATCACACGTTGTACGAGAAGTTCCGCAAACTGTCGAAGGCAGATCAGAAGGGAACAATCGGACAAGGGCTACAGGCTGAGATGCTGGCAAACGCACAAGCGATACCCGTGCCGAAGAACATCAAGTTCCTCGAAGACCTTGCTGACATATACAACAAACCGGATGTCGCGAAACAGACAAAGATATTCGCACAAGCAAAGGCGCGGCAACTCGAAGCAGTAGAGTTCGCAAAGGTGCAGCAATTCAACAGCGTTGTCTCGGCGCGTCTCACGGAAGGCAATTTGAAGTTAGCACGCAGCTTCATCGACGAAGCAGTGGACATTCCGAAGAAGGTGAAGAAGAGCGCACTGGCACGCATCGAACAGGTGCGCAAGACCGCAGAGAAAGAAGCCGACGCGTTAATCAAGGAGAAGGGATTCGCGAAGCTGGCATCGAAAGAAGAATTCAATGCGAAGTTCCTTGACGTGCTCGACGAGATCGACGAATCAGGTCTCAGTCAAGCAACGCGGCTCGAAGTCACGGACAAGTTGAAGAAGCTGAAGCTGTCGAAGGTGGAAGATTTCGCGACCGAAGATTTGTTGTTTCATCAGGTGATGGGCAACTTCGACGAAGCCGCGAAGGTAGCAGCGACGATCAAGAACCCGTCACCGAAGTTCCGCAAGCTAGTGAAGGAACTAGAAGCCGATCACATCACATCCGTCGAGAAGAAAGTACGGCTGGCACTGGAGAACGGCAACTCGGACGACGCGATAAAGGAACTGCTCAAGTTCGGTGATACAGAGCTAAAGGATGCGCCGACGCTGAGAGCATTGCACAAGGAGATTCAGTCCGGCTCGAAGATCGTCAATGACACAGTCGAGAGGCTGGTGAAAGCTGACGCGAAAGACTTCGACGAGTGGACCGCGCTCGTGAAGAAGGAGATCAACGAGAGCGACATCCCGAACTGGATGCGCAACAAAATACTGAACGATCCGAAGTTCGCCGCAGCGGAAGAGTCAGCGAACTTCAAACCAATCGTGACGCTCGGTGAGAAGACCTTGATCGAAGGTGATCTCGATAAGGTGAAGGAATTGCTCGACAGCATTCCGCTCCAGATCAAAGGACGCAGCAAACTATCGCAAGCGTTCATGACAGCGAAGCAGAAGCAAGCCGACATCATCAAGATCGAATTCCCGAAGAAGGTCAAGGCAATTGCAACGGAAGAGTTCGGCTTCACGGTGGCTGATCTGGAATTGCTGTCAACGAGCGTGGACGATCTGGCTGTGCTGATGAAAGGTGTTGTCACGGATTCGTTCAAGGACGGTCTGAAGGCGTCACTTACTACTGCGCGCGTGAAACTCCGGGCAGCGATGGATCAGGTCAAGGCTCTGAACAAATCCTCGAAGGGTGTGAACGCGATCACCGAGTTTGCGAATTCGCTGGAACCGGGCTTCGCACAGCACGCGGAATTCCAGAAGGTGATCCAGAAAGCCGTGAAGCAAGCGAAGACGAAAGCATCGGCGGCTCGAAAAGAAGTGCTGGACAGGATGATCAAAGAAGGCGTGATCGACGCGGATGACATCATCACGTTCGGCGACAATGTGCTGAAAGAAGCGTTCTCCACTGTCAATAAGAAACTCGGCAAGCAACAGATGAACGCGAAGATCGTCGAGATCAAGTCGAAGCTCGCGAATGCGAAGAAGCAAGAAGTGTCCATCGCAGAGTTCACAGCCGATCCGACAAAGTACGACGAGCAAGTGCTCGCTCTGCTCGACGACGCGGAAATGAAACAACTGAAAGAAGCCGTGGAGCGATTCAAGAACGTCGGCGCGGAATCGTCTAACGCAAAGTCGAACATGATCCAAGTGCTGCAAGGCAAGTCTGCAAAACAGGTGCGAGCGATCAAGGAGTACGTTCACAAGCGCGTCAATGCGAAGACGCTTCCCAGTGGTGCAAACTTCGACGCGAAGGTTGCAGAGATCGTCACAAAGCATGTGAACAATGTTGACAGGAACGTGATCCGTGCGCACATCGACGCCATGACGAAAGGCGCGGACATCAACATGAAGTTAAACTTCGAGCAAACCATTTTCACGCGTGCTGGTGTCAAGAACTTCGAAGAACTCGGTATCGTGGTGGAAGGCTCGCCGACATCGAACGTCATCACAATTCGCAAGGCTCTGAAGATCGACGATCCCGGCAACACGCCGATCCCGACACACACCGCAGCCGAACGAATGAAGGCGGCGAAGACGTGGATGAATTCGAAGAACCTTCCAGACGACGAGTTCAAGAAACAACAACTGCGGTCATCGAAGTCGCTGGTCGCAAATGGCAAGGGACAGATTCAAGCGGGCGACAAGATATTCGGCGAGAACGCGTGGGGCATCACGCCGCAGCAATGGCAAAAGTGGGTCGATGACGTTGCGCCGACGCTCGAACCGTGGGATGTCGCTCTGATCAATCAATACACGGGCGGCATGGCTGGACGAATGAATGCGGGTCTGTACGACGGTGGTGTGTCGTTCGACTGGACAGCCGGAGCACGCGCACTGAACGCGGCACTCGACAAGATGCCGAAGCACACAGGCACGGTGTATCGTGGCACGTCATCGCGGAGCAATTGGTCAGCGGACTACATCGACGCACGTTATAACGTCGGCGAGACGGTCATCGAGCGTGGCTTCGGTTCGTCGTCCGCGCAGACATCGTCGCAGTTCAACGGCAACTTGAAGTTCATCATCAAAACGAAGGGAAAGAACGCTGCTATAATCGGACACATCGGTCAGTACGGCACGCAAGAAATGGAAGTGCTGTTCAAGGCTGGAACAAAATTCAAAGTGATCAAGAAGACGCGATCAGGCAGCGGGATCACCGTATGGATGGAGGAAATCTAAATGCCGAAGCAGACGACAGAAGTTGCAGACGACATCACGGCTGAACAATTGGCGTGGATCGACGAAGAAGAAAAGAAGACCAAAGCAACAGCGAAGGCAATCGTGACAGGCGAGATTCCGCAGTCTGCGATCAACGGATGGGATTCCGAGAACTGGCAGACGAAAGCGAGCACGCCCGCACCGGATGACGTGGACATCTAGCTCCCGCGTTAGCATCCGGAAGCTCGGATGTTTATTACCTTAAGAAGTAGCGTATAATTTAATCATGGCAAAAACGAAAGCAAAATACATGATGTCCGACTATCCGCCGTGGCAAGTTTATCGGTGGACGTACAATGAAGAGACGAATGTCATCGAACGCTTCGACGCTGAGAAAAAGGCGTGGGTCTTGCACGATAACAGTCTGCTTCTCGGTGCGTTTCATCATCAAGTCGATGCTGCACTCTCCGACATTCCGGCAGTGAGCGACGCCGATGCAATGACGTTGACGACGGACGGAGTCACGCCAGAAATGCAAACAAAGTTCAATGCTGCGCCTACTCCATATTGACATCTGAATTTTAAGGGTCCATTCTTCTGACCAACAGCCACCACAAATCGCGCGGGATACGCGTTGGAGAGATTCCATGAAATTAGTTCTTAAGCTCGACTCGCTCGAAGGATTGCACGAAGACCTTCACGAACTGTATGAAGAGAAAGACGGAGCGTTCCATCTGATTCCACCGGAAGGCTTTGTCTCAGCGGATGACATTGAAGACACCGCTGGACTGAAATCCGCACTCAATAAAACGCGAGACGAGAAGCGCGAGCTTGCGCGAAAGCTTAAAGCCACGTCCGAGAAATATGCTGGCATTGATCTCGACGAGTTCGATAAGCTTAAGGGCGCAGAGACAGACGCAGCCACGGCGAAGCTCGAAGCCGCTGGCGAATGGGACAAGATCAAAGATCAGATGACCACGCAGCACGGCGCGGACATCGCAGCAAAAGACAAGGAAATTGCGCGACTTACAGGACAACTCGAAAAAGTCAGTGTTGACTCGAAGATTGTCGAAGCAATTTCGAAAGCGGGCGGCAACGTTGCATTGCTCAAGCCGCACGTTCGTTCGCGAGTTTTATTGAACACCGAAGATTTCTCAACAACGGTGCTCGATTCAGATGGGAAGACGCCAAAGGTTGACGGCGACGGAAATCCTGTCAAGATAGACGACCTGATAAGCGAGATGCGAAAATCAGACACCTACGCAGGGGCATTCAAAGCCAGCAAGCAGTCGGGAAGCGGGAGCGATCCGGGTAAAGGCGGCGACGGGGGTCAAGGCGGAAACGGCGGGAAGCCGATAGTAAACGCTGGAGATTTACGGCGCGGCACAATGTCTGATAAGCAAAAGAACGAGTTTCAAAAGGAACACGGACTGGACGCTCTTCTCGACTTGCCACTGTAACTCTCCCAAATTCGGCAACTTATCCATTAGGGAGATTTTCAAATGGCTGAAGGTACTCGGCAATTATGGGCGGCATCCGGTCGCTTACCTGAAGGACTGATCTACCCCGAACTTGTTCACGGTGGCATGGTCGAAACATTGGTTCAGAACACCGATGCTTTCAACGCAGCTTCCGGGAACACGATCCGTCTCGTTACGGCTCGTCGGCGTGGTGACTTCGCTCAGGAATCGTTCATCAAGAACGTATCAGGTCTCGTACAACGTCGCGGCGTTGCTGGCTCTCCGGAGAACCCGGCTGTAGCAAGTAATCCCGTTCCGATGGACGAGTTCGTCAGCGTCAAAGTGAATCGACGCGTCGGTCCCATTGATCAAACGCTCGACAGTTTCCGCAAGCTCGGTGAGAACGCCGACCTTGAAGTTCTGTCTCGTAAGCTCGGTGTGCAGATCGCCAAAGCGATTCAGGTCGATCAGTTAGAAGCTGGTCTGACTTCTCTTGTTGCTGGTATCTCTGCGCAAGGTGCGCTTGTCCAGACGGCTTCCCCGGAAACCACTCTCAACACAGACCGACTCGTATCCGGTCTCGCGTTGTTCGGCGATGCAGCTTCACGCATCGACATGTGGATCATGCACTCGAAGGTGTATTTCGATCTCGTCAAAGATCAGATCAACTTGAACATCGACGGCATTAGCAACTTCAACATTGCGAACGCCGCTCCTGTCACGTTGAACCGTCCGGTGCTTGTCTCCGATTCGGCTTCTCTGGTCAATGGCTCGGTTTACACCACTCTCGGTCTTACGCAAGACGCGGTCATCATGGAAGACTCGGAAGAAGAGTCCTTGATGGGCGATCTGATCACGGGTAAAGACAATCTCGTGGTTCGCTTGCAGGGCGAGTTCGCATACAACATCAAACTGAAAGGTACGGCGTGGGATGTTGCGAACGGCGGAGTCAATCCTGACGACACAGCACTGGGAACCGGGTCAAACTGGGATTCAGTGATGGACAACGTCAAGGACTTGGCTGGAATCCAAATCGTCACACTGTAAGGTCTGATCGAGGGAGAGAGGACATAGAAGCG